CACCCCTCCCGTTTTTTGCCTCGCAAGGAGTATTTATGGAGTCGCTCGATTGGACGGCTATCACGAGTGCTTTCTCGGCGGTGTGTATTGCCCTGTATGGCGCATACAAGGCCATAGTGAAGTTTGTCGAGCTTTTTAGGAGGAAAGTGTGATTCATCAATTGTATTGCGTCTATGACCGCGTGGCGGAGCTTGCAGGGCCTGTTTTTCAGGCGGTGAATGATGGCGTTGCCCGAAGGGCGGCTATGCAAATGCTTGGAAAGGTCCCGGAGTATGACCGGGATTCGTTTTCTCTGCGTTCGTTAGGTAGTTTCGATGATGTTGGTGTGACGATTATTGCTGAGAACACTTCGAGTGAAGTTAGCTTAGCTATTCCGAAGTTTGACGAGGTGAAGCCCCGTCAGATTGTCGGGGGTGTTGACGAGGTGATGTAATGGGAATATTCGGTCAGGTTCAGACTCTTCGTCCTGGGAGGTCGGTTTTTGATCTTAGCCACGGAAAGAAAATGTCAGGAAAGATGGGTTATCTTTATCCGGTGCTTTGTGAAGAAGTGGTGCCGGGTGACGTATTCGATATCGGATGCGAGTCCGTTATTCGTTTTGCGCCTATGGTTGCGCCTGTTCTTCATGAGATTGTTCTTAAGGCGGACTGGTTTTTTGTTCCATATCGTATTCTATTCCCGAGAACGGCATATGGTAACGATGGACTTACGCCTTGGGAGTCTTTCATCACTGGAGGCCGTTCGGGCACTTCTTCTGTGACGAGGGCCGATCTTGGTGTTCTTGACATGACTTATGGCATCCCGGAAGGGAAGTTGTGGGACCATCTCGGGATGCCGACTAGTGTTGGAATGACGGAAGGAGACGACGATGATGCGCCGCTAAAGTTTCCGGGAATGGCCTATCTCTCGATCTATAACAACTATTACCGGGATCCGAGTCTCGAGGATGAGATCGATATTACGGCTTGCCCATATGACATGGATTGCAAGTACGCTAATTGGGACGCGGATTATTTCACGAGGGCTCTGCCTTTCCAGCAGAGAGGTACCGCCCCCGCTCTTCCTATATCGGGGACGGCTCACGCCGTTTGGGACGCTACCGCTTTTGCTGTCGGCGCGGCTACTGCTGGTGGTTTCAATAACGGCACAGATGCTAAGTATTACGCTGGCGGTATTGACCAGAAGGCTAATGCGCAGGCGTTCTTCAACGGAAACTGGGTTGATCTCTCGAATGCCACGTCTCTCAACATTGCAGATCTTCGGCTAGCGGTTCAGCTTCAGCGATGGATGGAGAGGAATGCGAGGTCTGGGTATCGCTACACTGAGTTTCTTCGTGCCCACTTTGGTGTCGCTCCTCGTGACGATAGGCTTGATCGTCCTGAGTATATTGGAGGCGTTCGCCAGCCTGTGATAGTTTCTGAGGTTCTCCAGACGTCGAAGACGGAATCTGGTGCTCCGCAGGGTAACATGGCTGGGCATGGAATCATGGCTGGGCGTCATGGGATTGGCCGTTATCATGCGAAGGAATACGGCCTTATTATGTGTCTTATGTCTATTATTCCGCGGCCTGCGTATCAACAGGGTATTGAACGTCAGTGGCTTAGGAAGACGAGGTATGATTTTTACCATCCTGAGTTCGCTAATTTGAGTGAGCAGGCTATTTACAACGAGGAGATTTATGTCTCGGCGGCGAAGGCGACGAATCTCGGTATCTTCGGATATCAGGGTAGATATGATGAAATGCGTTCGAAGCGTGACAAGGTCGCTGGTGCTTTCAAATCTACTCTTAATTATTGGCATCTTGGTAGAATCTTTGGTTCTCTGCCTTCTTTGAATTCGACTTTTGGACATGTTGATCCTTCGTCTGTTACGCGTATTTTTGCGGTTCCGTCGGCTGATAATATTTATGTCCATTGGGGTAATTCGATTAGGGCGATACGCCCTCTTCCTGCCCAGAGTAATCCCGGTCTTATGGACCACGATTTTGGAGGCGCATAATGGATTTGCCTGTCTGCTATACGCAGTTTGTTCGTCCTTCTTTGGAGGAATGCCCGTTTGAGCATCATCCTGATGAGGGCAAGGTGGAGCGTGATGGTTATGTGCCGACTGAGGCCATGGTAGAGCAGTTGATTATGGCCGGCGAGAGTCTTAGGATGTTCCGGGGGGCTGAGTTTGGCCCCACTGAGGAGGTTCCTGATGACTGGGCCGGTGACAGGCCGATCAACACGCTGGATGCCATGCAAGCTGATAAGGCGCTTGCGGCCAAGGTTGCCTGGGAAAAGTCAGAGCGTGAAAGGCTCGCCAAGGAGAAAAAGGTAGCGGACGAAAAGGCCGCGATGGAAAAGGCCGAGGCGGAAAAGAAGGCGCCGGATGGGAATTCTTGACGGTCTTTTGTCCTTTGGCTCTGACCTCGCCGGCGCGCTTATAAACGCCGGCTCGGTTCAGAAGACTAACGAGCAGAACATGGCTATTCAGACCACTCAGTGGAATAGGGAGGATAATGCTGTTCAACGTAAGGTTGATGATCTTAAAGCTGCGGGTCTTAATCCTGTATTGGCGGCTGGCGGATCGGGGAGTCCCACTTCCGTTACGGCTCATATGGAAAGCCCTGTCAACTTGCCAACGGGAATGATGTCAAGGGCCTTGGCCGCCCAGAGTATATCGGAGTCTGTTCGTCAGACGAAGGCGGATGCGGATAGGGCCGAGGCGGATGCTCAAACGGCGAGGGCTAATTCGGTTTCTAATACTGCAAAGGCCGCATATGATGCGGCGTATTATGGTGCTATGACAGGAGGTGTAGTTCAGGAGGATGGGAGCAAGAGTCAGCCTCTTGTGTATCAGAAGGTATGGAATGATATTGGGAAATCGAGTTTAGCTAATCAGCTGACGGGTACCAATATTAAGACTCTCCAGAAGGAGCTCGAGCTTTTGGAAAAGTATGGAGAGGCGGACGAGATTCTAGGTCTTTTGGGTCAGGTTTTGGGCGCGGGCTCTAGTGCCCGCAAGATTATATCTCCAAGGTAGGTATATATGGCGTTTCACAAGCGTGGTCATGGAAAGAAGCGTCGCGGCAAGGTTCGCCGCAAGTATTACGCTTCGCGTGGTGGCATAAGGCTCTAATGCTGTGCTCACACCCATTTAATGATGGGAACGGCCGCAGGGTTCCCTGCGGCCGTTGTATTTCTTGTCGTATAAACAGGACGCAGGAATGGTCCACTAGGCTGTTGCATGAGCTTGGGTATCATCCCAAGGCTGTGTTTTTGACGCTTACTTATGATGATGTGCATAAGCCTAGTGATGGCGGCTTGAGGCCGCGTGATCTGCAATTGTTTATTAAGCGATTTCGCAAGGAGGTGTCTCCGCGAAAGATTAGTTATTATGCTGTTGGGGAATATGGGGAAAATACATATCGTCCCCATTATCATGCGATTTTTTATAATGTCGCCTCGGGCGACGAGGTTATGCTGTCCAAGTGCTGGGGTCTTGGTTTTGTGTATGTAGGCACTGTGACGGCGGATTCTATTAATTATGTATGTAAGTATATACAGAAGAAGCTATACGGCGATTTGGCGAAGGAGCGGTATGGCGGTCTGTGTGCTCCCTTTGCGCGGATGTCAAAGGGATTGGGGTTGAAGTGGATGGAAGAAAACGAGGATCGTTTGATTTCTGATATGGGAATCAGGAGGCAGGGCCGGATGATTCGTATGCCGAGGTATTATGCTAATAAGCTCGGCGATAAGTTGGATCTGATTAAGATCAACGATTTATTTATAGAGCGGTCGGAGATCCGACGAGACGAAATGATCCGTAAGGGCATAGGACGATTGGAAGAATGGAAAGAGGACGCGGCCCAGAGGCATCAGGTCGAGCTGGATCAGACCGCTCGAATTGCATTGAAAAATGCAAAATTATAACTTCGCCGAAGGTGAAGTTCAACAGGGGTTCGGGGCTGTAGGCCCCGGGCACAATACTATTTAACTTGATGGTAGTATTGTGCATTGACACCGGGTTTATCCGGGGTTATATGTATATCCGTGAGGATTTGGGAGGGGAGGTATACGATTAATGCCCACCCCTCCCGTTTTTTGCCTCGCAAGGAGTATTTATGGAGTCGCTCGATTGGACGGCTATCACGAGTGCTTTCTCGGCGGTGTGTATTGCCCTGTATGGCGCATACAAGGCCATAGTGAAGTTTGT